AGATGAAGTTTCTACTCTATTTACATCTGGTATTAAACAGTTATCTATGCTCATTATCTTGCCCCTGTACTGTTAAGGTTTGTTGCTGAACTTGTAAGTTTTCTTAAGACTGCTAAAAAGTTTTGTACATTATCTGGTTTAGCAGAGTTTAATCCATCACCATCATAATGGCTTAAGCCTGTTTTAGGACCAGATACAACTGGCAACCCTGCCCATTCTTTAGCCAAGCTATTACCAAATTTATATACGTCCATTGTACCAGCAAGATATGATTGTAAACCGCGTTTGTTTATGAGTGCAATGGCTAACTTATCTTGGTTCTCTGGGCTAAATAAATCACTTGTTGATAAACCAGCTCTTTCATAAAGTGGTTTTTCCTTACCTCTTTCTGGGTCTTGGTTATTAAATCCGCGAAGAGTATCTTCTACAATTTGATAGCGACCTAGAGCTTCTGATCCAGAGTCTGCATCAATTCTTTCTTGGTAATCTAATATTTCACCAATAGTCATGGAAGTAATTTTTCTAGTTGGTTTTAAGTTAGTTGGTATTTCGCCTGACACACTTTCATAACCATACACTTTAGACTCTACTGAATTAATAAAATCAAGTAACGGTGTAAGTTCTGATTGTGTCGCGGCAGAAGTTTCTCCACCAGCGTCTGTTTGTGTGGTTGCTGGCAAATCGTCACCAGCGGTTTGACCGCCACCACCTAATGATACTGGATCCTCAGGATTAATTGCAGTTGATTTCGTAACAGGTTCTGGTGCTTCAATAGAGGATGCATCTTTTGAGTTCTCGGGAGGGTAAGCACTGTTAGCTGGGTCCGAGTCGCCATTAGCCATATTAACAAATGTATCCATATGAATAGTATCGCCGGTATTAATATGTATGTTTCCGTCAGAACCAATCTTTAATTCTGCGTCTCCTCTAATATCAACGCCTTCAGTACCATTCATAAATAGATTTTCTGAGAATATATCGAGTTCAGTCGTACCTTCCATAAACGTAAGATCCGCTTTTAGATGCAGCTGTTCCATTGCTTGAACATATATCTTATCTGATTTAACGTAAATACCTTGACCAGATTGGAATTGAATTTCTTTACCAGCTTTCATAATAAGAGAACTAACATTCGCTTCAAGTTTTACATCAGCTGCTCTGATCTGAGCCTGTTCACCAGCAACTAAAGTTGATTGTCCACCAACTGAAAGTAAATGATTACCATGAACTAATGTTTGTAAATCGCCATCAATTTCTTCAGTCTTATTACCTTTAACCTTAACATACGAATTACCATTAATAGTTACTGTACTAAATCCGCCGCCATTACCACCAACAACTTTATGTTCGTTTCTATCCAATACATCATATTGGTCTGATACTGCTTTATTGATAACCACGCCACGCGCGTCTATCTGCATATAAGAACCTTCTTTATGATATATTAAAATACGTTCAGCATCTGGCGTATCGTCTAGTTCAATAACATGAGAACCTGACTCGATAACTCTATTAAATGGATATGATGTTTTACCTCCCGGTGCCGGTTCTGTCCAAGTTCTTTCGTCTGGGTCTATGCCAGCAATTTCAACACCTTCAACCCTAGCAGCGTTTTGGTCTGTCGTGGTTGTTTCATGCATGTATTCGTTACGAGCTCGTCTAGATTGTTGAGGCTGACCAAAATCTTCCGGTGCTGAACCACGCATAAGTAACTCAGCATTATTTCTTGGAATAGTTCCCCACCCGTTAGCAACAGGATCAATAACTTCAGTATATTGAGTTGGAATTAATCCAAGAACCATTGGCTGCTGAGCACCTTCGCCATCAAGGAACATACCAAACACAAAACTATTCAACGCAGGTAACCCTAGCCCAGGTGAACCATTTGGATCGTAATCACCTTTAACACATACAGCCCAAGGTAATTCATCTCTACGAATATCTGTATTTAAACCATGTACACCAAACGCGCGTACTTTAACACGACCTTCTTTACGTGGATCTACGTTTTCTTCAATAACGCCAACAAAGAATAATGGATTTCTAATCCCTTTACCATAATCAAACATCTACTTCACCTCTGCTCCACCCAAACTTTTGTAGTCTTAAACCGCAATGTAAGGTTCCTTTATCATCACGGTTGTGGTTGACGGCTTCAACCAAGTATTTTCCAGACATTGTTTGGTTTCTTTCTGGATTGCTAGCAACACCGTCTAAATTTGTAATATCCAAGTTAACGATCATCCCAGGTCTAATATCTAAACGACCTTTCATTTTGGCTGCTAATACTGTTTTACCTAAATGATGTTTATACGCAAGTCTGTTAGCAATAATTTGTGGCATAAATCTATCAGTATGTAAACTGCTAGGTATATCACCATTTTGTTGATAGTCTTTAAACACTAAAAAGTCTTTAGCGTTTTCATCTGTAAACGTATCTTTTCTAAACTCGGATGTATGTGTATCATCTGCTATATTACGCGGTGAACCTGACATATCAATAAATTTGGCATCTTTATCGTTGTCGTATGTAAAAACTTTAGTGACAATCTTTCGCCTGATTAAATCAATTTCAGTTGTTTTACTTTTGTATCCGCCAGACAACATATCAGCAGCAGTATTTAAACCTTTATTAATTATTGTTATGTCTTCAATTCTATTAATTTGGTCTAAAGGTTTACGTGGATCGTTTGAAGAAGCTGGTGAATAAAATAAATCAATTATTTCTTTTCGTTGCGCTGTTTTAATAAAATATTCATCTGTGCAGAAATAAAAGTTATCTAACGTTTCAAAAAACTTAAACGAACAAGATGGTGTCTCAGGTTGATAACTTTGATTTTGTAAAAAATTCATAGCTTCTGTTGGAAGATAATTAGGTATAGTACAATTCGTCATATTTGTTGTTGGCTGCAAAATAAAGTTTCTATCTTCTTCCTCAGTAATTGGCATTACGTATGCTCCATACTCTAAAGTTCGTTTAGTAACAGGATCTAAATATTCTTTTTTACCAAGCGATCCATAGTATGTATTAAATAACATACGAACAATCTGATCTATTGATTTTCTTTGAAACGCTTTAATAATTCTACGTGTGCTTGCTTTGTATGTTAAATTTGAAACGAAATTAATATTAAATAATAACTTACTGCTAGCCTCATCTACCGTTATGTTATCAATACTATATGCGTGTACTTTAATATTAACTTCTGTATTTAAATCATGCCCTTGCAGTTTTAAAGTAATTGTTTCTTCACCGCGAATTGGAAATCCTTCAAATAAACTAATACCGTCAAGCAAAGTTAGCGTACCACTATAACTCATAGCGCTCATTGATTGGCTCAAGCTAAACTTCGTTATTTGCGCTGTAATGTTTTGAGAGTTACTGCCATCGTGTGAAGTCATTATTGCTTCAACAATATCTGCAGAACCCGGATTAAATTGTGTATCTGGCATTATTTGCTACGCATTTTCTTTCTAAATGAATCTGTAACTTGTGGTAAATAAGCGTTATCCACCAAAAAGATTTCTTTCTTATTATTGTTATCAGCCAATTCCTGATCGTAAACTCTCCAAGGTTTCCATTCATTTGGGATAATACGTTTAATAATAATCTTACGTCCTTGCTCTGTACGTAAAATAATACGGTCTTCCTTACGCAAATAAATCGTTCGGAACGACTCAGGAGCTAACTTAACAATATCAACTGCCATTTAATTATACCTCTTTATAATAGTATAGAATGTTTTCAGGGTTATCATCTCTTGTCCAATCAACAATATCTTCACCAACTAAACCAGAGTCTTCACCATATTTTGCAATTAGGTAATTATTAAAGTCTGCTTCGGCTTTAGGCCAATCATGGTATGGATCCATCATAGAGTTTGAAAAGTACACAACCCAAGTGTAATCAACACTACCATAATAAAACTCAGCAATGTCTTCTGGCCTTTCACCTTCTTTAACAGTATATGGTAAATACATTAAAGGGTTATTAGAAACTTCTTTAGTAAAGTTAGTACGTCGAGTAATGTCTCGTACTAGTTTACCTTCGTATTCTATTAAAGGAAATTGTTCAAAGTATTTTGCCATTATTGAGCTCCCGTTATGAATGGATCACCAGCAGTGCCAGTACCTTGCTGAGGAGTTGCTAAACTGCTTTCACTCATTGCTTGCTGTTGTCTTCCTTCGTTCTCTGCGCCATAATCGTGAGCTGTTTCAATTTCTAGCTCAGTCATACTCATACTAAGAGTAACGCCAGCAGGTTTACCACCTTTCATAATCGCAACTCCACCGCCTGCGCCATAATCAACACTAAACTCTGTTATCATAGAACTTTTATATTTAATAAAGTGGTCAGTATTAACACCAAGTAAATATACATCAACAACTGATGGGTACTGTAAAAAGGCTTTTGGAATACCAGTTAAACTTGATACTTCAGGTAATGATTTTCTTTTAATCATAGCAACGATGTTTTTAATTCTTTCAGAGTCAGCTGCACTATTTGGAAACAGATCCCAAGAAAATTGGTGAGCTCTTAGATTAACACCTTCAAACGCAAGAGTTTCGCGAGGGTTAATTGTTTGGCCTGTAACCAAATCAATAGATCTACTAACTTCTGAACCTAGTTTATCTCTTAACAAATACTGTGCTGCAGACGCAATATCAGTAACGTCTGTTCCAAGAATATCTCGTAATATATTACCAGCTGCACCTACGATATCACCGCCACCGGCTTTAGCCATTGATGCGCCCATTCCTTGCAACATTTGTGGAATTTGCGCAGCAGTCATATCACCGGTGCCTTTGATAAAGCCATTAACTTTATTGGCTATTCCTTCAACGAATGGATCTCTTTCATTGCCATTTATGCGTAAACCAGTATTGTCTTGCAAAGCTTTTGGGAATGGTAATTCAAGCGTATTGCTTGCTCTTAGCTGAGCACCCGATGAACGTTGATTAAATGCCTGTTGAAAAGGCGTTCTTATACCACCTGAGCTTTGTCCAATTTTAATTGCGTCATATGTAAAGTCTTTAAACACTAATAGACAGCTATGTGCGTGTGGTTGTTCTGGGAAACATTGATAGCCTTGTGAAAATGTCTGCTCTTTTCGTTTACGGTATGTTTCAACGCGCCTTAGCAAATTTACCATAGATTTTTCCTGTCATTGGATTATAAATAGTTTATTGTTCTATTTATACTAAATTATGAGGTACGACTTGGCATATAGCGGAAGGTTTCGACCAAAGAACCCAACTAAATATAAGGGTGACCCGACAAAGATTATTTATCGTTCCATGTGGGAATTTAAGTTTTTTCGTTATGTAGACGAACATCCTGACGTCATATGGTGGCAAAGTGAAGAAGTGGTAATACCATATCTTTCGCCTATTGACGGGAGAAGGCATAGGTATTTCCCTGATGTTGTTGTCCATAGGAAAATTGCGAATGGCGAACA